ATGGGGTGTATTGGTTAGGCAGTAGCATAACAGTGCCTCTTGCTTATCACATAAAAATAAATAGCCTTGAAGCTGATAGTAGTAGTCTTTGTTAGGGCACTCAGTTTCAAACCATGGGAACGTGCTGCCACTCCATGAATTTTTCACATCAATTAGCACCTGGTCTGTAACTACATCAGGAGTACCTGTAAGCCAATCATTTGTAAAGTGCTCCTCGTTTTTGAATAAGAAGCCTTTATCTACTTGCTCCATTACAAAGCTAAGGCACATATCCTCGCACTCATTACCCTTATCTGTATACTTAGAAGTAAATTCCTTTCGTATCCCATAAACGTGTGCCAGGGCTAAGCCCTGAATATACGTCTTAGTTGTTTGTGATAGTACCTCCCCCTTAGTTTTGGAAGAGGTCATTATCTTACCTATTGAGCTGCATCTAATCTTCATATCATAGGTATTAAAAGCAGTGAATTTAACTGAACATCATTCAAGTCAAAGCTATCCTTTAACTTCTCTACAGTATACTTACCATCTGCTATTGCTTTCAATGCCTCAGCAAATCTTTTGTTATCCAGAGGGATGAGGAGGTAATAGAGCAGATTAAAATTAGAGTAGAACAATGTAGAGAATATTTTAACCAATTAATAACACAATTATGATACAAAGAGAAGAGTTTAAGGAGAAGGCTATACTAGTGGCTATGGAGGCACTAATGCTAAGCCAACAAGGGATAAGCCCTAACTATGTGGCTAAGAAAGCCCTAGAGTATGCTGAAGCTATCACACTAGAGGTGTGTGGTGAGGAGATTGTATGGCCTAGTGAAAGGATTATATGATCATCCTACTAACAATATTACTTACCCCTGCTGTGGTGTGGGGGTGGGTAGTTACAATCAATTATTTATTAACAAATTTTAACAATGATTAACAATGGAAACTAAAAACAACACAGGAGCTATCTTTAAAAATGATAAAAAGACAAGCGAAACTCATCCTGATTACAAAGGGAAGGTGAATGTAAACGGTAAAGATATGGAGGTAGCTCTATGGCTTAAGGAAAGTAAATCAGGTACGAAGTATTTTAGTACTACATTTCAAGAGCCATACGTTAAGCCAGTGCATACAGAGATACCACTAATGCCTGATGATGCAGATGATGATTTGCCGTTCTAAATAATATTACTATATTTGGGCTATGATATTACTAGCCCTTATACCATTAGCTTGGTGGTTTGTTACTTTTGAGCCACTACAAGCAACTTTTAACTACTTATTTAAGTATAACACTAGGTATCCAATAGCCATACATATACACTCTGCACTGAGCTGTATTAAATGTGTGGCTTTTTGGCTTACTTTAATTTGTACCTTTGATTTTATTTTAGCTTGTCAGGCTGCACTGCTTGCTTATATTTTAGACGAATGCTTACACAAACTGAGATAGAGATAGTAGATGCAATAGCTAAGATGCCTGATAGTGAAAGGTACTCTAAGTATAATTGCATGAAGCTTTATAAGATTAAAGAGAAATACGAAGGTAGACAGCCTAGGGAGTGCTTTTGTGCTTCTGTTCGTAGGAGGATATGGTCCAAGGACTTTGAAACGTGGTATGAAAAGAGCCTTAGATCGGTACATTAGCAGCAACTATGCTGAGGTAAGGGCATACACTGCCTACTTTCTATCTAAGATGGGGAGTTATATCGACGCTGATACTGTCATAAACAATTCATACCTACACGTGGTTAATATAGATGGTGATCCTGATAAGGTTAAAGCATATCTACTCAATACAATTAAGTATCAGATCCTGTGGTCCACATCTAAAAGTCATAGAGATGATAAGATAACAGCCATTGAGCACCCAAACACTGAGCCCATTGATGATGATGACCTGGTGCATAAGCTGAGGGAGGATAGAACCTACTCTTTTAACAAGGGGTTGATAGAGATCTATAGGAAAGAAATAACAGATAAGATACAACTAATAGTATTTGAGGCATACATAGATAAAGGCTACATTACCTCAAGAGCAATGGCTATTTATTTCGGTATTACTCATACATCTGCTTACTACCTGATCAAAGAATTGAAACAAAACATAAACAAATTACAATATAGGTATGAAGTGGAGCCAAGTTATTAGTATCTTTAGCCTATTGTTAGCTCTAAGCTGTGGACTTGCATTGTTTACTTTAGACTTTGTTTGGGCTTCAAGAGCAGCAGGTTTATGGATTGCATTTTATTACACTTTTTTAATTTTAGTACAATATGAAGACAAAAAATGAATACCTAGGTACGTACATTACTATTTACAATGGTAACTATGAGACCAGCTTTACAGTAACAGAAGAGACTGCTAAGGACCATAAGTATTATACATCTAAAGGATTAGGTTATCTATTTGAAGAGAGCACTCCAAAAGTAAAGTATAAAGGAGTAGAAAATGAAAAAGCAGATTAGCTCTACTTCGACACTATCTAAGCCCAAGGTTAAGAGACCAGGTGTTCACGCTAAGAGTAAGAGCTCTAAGCTGAAAGCATCTAAGAATTATGTAAAACAATACAAACAACAGGGATAATGAGACCTAAGCATATTGAAACCCCTGAGAAAATGTGGGAGCTATTTGAGGGATATAGAACGTGGTGTAAATCTACACCTAGATATTCTTACAGCTTATCTACTAAAACAGGTGAGGCTACAGCTATCCCTTTGGAGAGACCTTTAACTCAGGTAGGTTTTAGAACTTATGCTGCTGATAAAGAGTGTAGTGTGCAGGATTACTTTGCTAATACCGATAGTAGATATTCTGAGTATACCACAATCTGCTCACGCATAGAGGAAGCAATCAGAATGGATCAGATAGAAGGTGGAATGGTGGGGCAGTATAATGCATCCATCACTCAAAGAATAAATGCACTGAAAGAGCATACAGATGTTACCAGTGGTGATGAGAAGATATCTGCTATAACTGTTACTATAGTTAAGTAGTATAATAATAATAATACCAATATAGTATCTAACTAGGTACTAGCTTTGCTATGGATATAAAAGCGACTGCCATCTTTGAAAAGAACTATGAGGCTATCTTAGGAGATAAGAGATTCATAATTAATGAGGGTGGTAGTAGAAGCTCTAAGACTTACAGCCTTTGTCAACTCATGATCATCTACTGCCTGCAGAATAACAATAAGGTGGTGTCAGTTATCCGTAAGACCTTCCCTGCCCTCAGAGCTACAGTGCTCAGGGACTTCATAGAGATACTAAGAGAGATAGGCCTGTATAAAGAGGAGAACCACAATAAGAGTGAACAAATCTATACCTTTGCCAATGGTAGTATGGTAGAGTTTTTCTCAGTAGATAATGAGCAGAAAATAAGGGGCCGTAAAAGGGATATAGCCTGGTGCAATGAAGCCAATGAGCTGTACTTCGATGACTTCACCCAACTCAATATGAGAACTGAGGATAAGCTTATCTTTGACTACAACCCATCTGATAGTGCATCCTGGTTATATGAGCTACCTGCTGATGAGAGCATAAAGATAAAGTCTACCTACAAAGATAACCCCTTCCTACCTGATAGTATCAAAGCTCAGATAGAGGACTTGAAGAGAACAGATGAGGCACTGTATCAGATCTATGCATTGGGTGAGAAGGCTATCTCTAAGAGTAACATCTATTCTCAATGGACCTTTGTAGCTCATAGGCCTAGCAAATTTGTTAAGTACGTATATGGCCTTGACTTTGGGTACAATCACCCCACAGCTCTGATGAGGGTATACTACTGTGATAATGATATCTACATAGAGCCTGTGATATATGAGAGCTACCTGACTACCACAATGCTGATAGAGAAGCTAGCAACCCTGAACATAGAACAAACGGTAACCATCTTAGCTGACTACTCTAGACCTGAAATCATACAGGAAATGAATATTGCCGGCTATGATGTGCAGAATGCAAACAAGGTGGTTAAGAAAGGTATCGACAACCTTAAGACCTTCGGAGTATTTTGCCAAGATGATAAAGCAATAAGGCGAGAGTATGAGAATTATAAATGGAAAAAAATAGGGGACTTCATAACAGATGAGCCTGTTAAACTATTTGATGATGCTATGGATGCCATCCGTTATGCCACTACTCACATAAGGCAGGAGTACTACACCGATGACTCGTACTATGCATTCTGATATACTACATAAGATACAAGTGGTGCAAGCCTTCATATACCATAAGACCGGTAAGCAAGTTAGGATAGTATTCAACACACCTGAGAGGATGCAGCTGCACCTTCAGCTACTAGAGCAGGCTTATGCTGTGGCTATGGCTGAGTTCAAAAACAAATAACCAATGTAAAATAATATAGTTATGGCAATTATAAACATAGCAAGGGCACAACCGTTGATGCCTGCATACAACCCTATCAAGTTTATCTATGATAGCTCAAACAATAACCTACAAGGTTTCAAATATATCTTTGATATCTATCAGAGTGGTACAGCTAATAAGATAGCAGAGTACAGGGTAATGCCTATGTATGGCACTGGTTATGGGGAGGTAGATCTATCGAAGCTCTTACAAGCTCAGGTAAGCTATGACCTTAACTTGACTAACACGTCAGCGTATAACGCAACTAATAGCCACTATCAGTATGATGTAAAGGTAGGCGAAGAGTACTTGACTACTACCTTATATACATTAGCACTCACCCAATATCTAATAGCTCCCTATGTAGGTAACGTGCAGATAAACGTAGCTAACACATTTGTGGTAGGTGATCAGATTAACATCACTCAAAACCCTCCAGGTGCTACAGCCAACCCAAACCTAGAAGGGCTATTCACTGTGCTATCTGTAGGGGTAGGCTTCCTAGTAGTTAGCTCACCATGGGCTGCTGTAACAGCTACAGGATTAGGTGGAGCTATCACTTATGCAGATGGTAGAAAGACAATCACTAGGAATATCATCACAGCAATTAAAAACTTTGTATTCAATGGAGCCATCAGATGGGTAGAATGGCCTAGCTATGACTATGATGATTTCATGCTCAACAACTTTCAGGATAGATTTTTAACCAACCTACCCCCTTCTAATTTCTATGCTACCTTGTCTCAGGATCTATGGGTTAATGCTGTGGCCAATGGTTCACCTACTGCACCTGACACTTTGTTCTTTGATACCTCAGATGGTGATACCTTTGAAAAGAATGTAACAGCTGCTGATCATGTTAGTGGTATCTCAATGGGCCCTAATAACTATGGCTTACTATCAGTAGTAT